GCAGTGTTAAGGTTATCTTGTGTTAGACGGTTGTTCTCAAAAATACGTTGCAGTCGGGGATCACTGATAGATTGTTTAACTGTTTGTACAGCACCGGGTTTGATCTGTTGAGTAAAGCCATGCTTTTTAAGTTGAGCATTAGCAATATCTTCAGCAGTATATTGCCCCTTACTAGCTCTTGCATACTCATGGAATATGGGAGGGAGGGATACCTTTTGACCAGCTTCTAGTCTCTTAGCCAGACTAGTAATAACACCAGTACTAACAAGATTAGCACTATTCATCACACTAGGATCTTTACCAAATGCAGCAGCAGCTGATTCAGCATTGATAGCTCTTAGACCAGTAGGAGCACCAGGATGGTTGCCAGGAGTGAATTGATTGTAGAATGCCTGTGTACCATTAGCATCAGCAGAAGTGGTAAGCGTGAAGGGACCAGTCTTATTGTTGATCATATTCAGCACATCAATCCGTGCCTTCTGAGCAGCCTCAGGAGGGGACATAGTACCGTTCTTTGAATATGACTTAAGGCGTCTCTGGTATTCCTTAAGAGCAAAACTAGTTGCTTGGATATGACTGACGTGAGGTGTACGATCAGTACTATCACCAATCAAGTTAAATTTGAGTGCCCCTTTAAATTCCTCTTGGACTTCCTTTATAGTAATACCAGTGTTATCACGAACATCAGATAGTTCCTTAGCAAATGGTTTCCACGTCCGACGTACCTCAAATGGGATACCAGGGGCATCCACCATTTCTGTATCTAAGGTACCATTCTCATAAGCTTCCTTGAATGTATCATTCCAGTAGTCTTCATTCTGTTGCTCATTAGTGGTAGCAAGATAGCTTTGAAGACGTTCGGTTGGAATACCTTCTTCTTTAGCTTTTTGAATGATAGATTGGAGAGTTTCTTCACTACCATCCCACTCATCCTTTACCCATTGTAGGAGTTGCTTCTCTGCTTCCTTACCAGCACGACGCTCTTCAGTATCCTTAGCTTGATACTCACGTTCTGTATCAGCTTGGCGTTGGGAGATCAGCTCATCGTAGTCACGAGGAAACCTATCTCTCCAGCTACCTTGATCAGTTTGTGCCTCACTAAGGATACGATCTACATCAGCATTAGAGAATAGAGTAGTGTCACTAAGAAGCTTATAGATCTCATTCTTAGCAACAGCTCTACCCATGGGAGTTCTACCATCAGAACCGTAGGTACGGGAGATAGTATTAAATGCTGCAGTCAGTGACTCACCACTCTTTGTACGGATAAGTTCACTTGTAGCATCATCTCTCATCATGGATGATTTATTAGCTACATCCGACCTACGTGCTGATTCAACTTGAGAGTTAACAGCACCACGCATCTTAACGAGGTATTCCCCCATGAAGTCATACCTAAGACCAAAGACTTGGTTCTGCTTTAGATATGCTTCCAATAGTTCAGGTGTAGCAGCAGCTCTTTCAGCAGCTGTATGGAGACCCTGTTGCTCATATTGATCCTGTATATATGCTGGGAACTCAGCGGTAATGATCTCCATATGAGCCCTTACACGTCCTACATCCCTAGCCTTATTACCAGTTAGTAACTTAGTAACAACACCAGGATCTACGCCACGTTGCTGAAGACCCTCAGCAATCTTATCACTAGCTTCACCAGCTTGGTTGAGTAGTGTTTGGGTGTTATTTATGTTAGCCTGTTGTTGAGGGGAGATACCACCATTCTCCATAACCTCCATGTAGCCGTCAAGGGTAGCTTGCTCATCCTGACGCTTTTTGATTTCAGTGACAGTTTTAGCAATAGTGGTACTGAAGTTAGTGAGACTTTCTAGTGCAGAGACTGCATTCTGGCCACGTATGGCTTCATTTTGAATGCGAATCTTAGCGTTAGCCTCTTGAGCTTTGAACCTAGTCTCTCTTAGTTGTTGCTTCCAACGATAATTTTGATCACGATCTCGTTGCTCTCTATCGAGCTTACGCTCTAAAGCTGAACCATACTGGTCTCTTACCTGTTTAATCTCCTGACGATTATTATCCATACCACGTATGATACGTTCGTCACGGGCTGCCATTTGACGCAACCCTTCCGAAGGAGCTTTAACAGGATCAAAACCTACACTACGGGCGTACCCTCTGTAATTAACTTGATCCATTTTTAGTTATGTATTTATGTTACCACTGTTGTCCAATACCACCAGCAGCTGCACCAAGTACACCACCAACTGCATCCATCCAGGCACCAGTAGAAGATACCGTAGCACCTTTAATTGGCCTAGGACCGAAGTCATACTTGGTTGGTCTGCGTGGTTTAAGGAACTCAGTACGTGGTGTACGAAGCGGTTTGGGCGGAGTGGGTAGACGTTCTGGCTTCAACATACGTGAAGCATTAGCAGCAAGATCAGCACCAAACTTATCAGTAGCAATCTTACGCATAGCAGCTTGTGTATCTGCTCTAGCACTCAACAAAGATTCAGCAAGGATAGCTTGGTTACGACCCAAAGATGCAAGTTCAGCTTGTCCTGCCTTCTCAGCACTCCGTCCTTGTTGACCTTTAACAGCAGCAGCCCCTTCGGATTGCACAGCTTTAATAATAAGGTCTTGGTTCTGGAATGCAATCTCTTTTGTTGAATCCTCTAGTTTACGAAATTCTGCTTCATTAGCTACCCTCTGTGCCATCGCATTGAAGGTAAGCTGTTGATCAGCAATTTGGTTTGACTTATTGTATTGCCTCATCTGAGAGGCATACTCAAAGTCTTGAATCTTTAGGTTGTAGTTCCAATCTAGTAGATTGGTTTCATCTCTCCACGCAGCAACAGTTTCATCGTTACGTTGATTCATCCGCCACTGTTTTTTGTTGTGGCGGTAATCAAGCTTAGTGCTCTTCTTACCGTATTTCCAGTTAAGCAAGTTCTGCTTATCTGTTGCCCTTTGTGCTGCATTGGCAGCATCAGCTTTAGACTGACCAGCTATGCCACCTATGACTGATGTTACAGTTGAAGCAAGGAATGGTCCCCAAAAAGCCATACTTAAGTCCTCCTAAAGAATCCAGGTGAGTATTGTCCTTCCCATTGCATAGCTACCAGACTAACAGGGAATGGTGTATTTGAAGTAACTTTCATTGTGTAGTTATCTGGCCTTTGATAAATAGGTACCCTATAAACAAATGAGTCCCTAAATGGTGAAGTATCAGCAATATAGAAATCAGCAACCCTAGCACCATCAATACTTCTCCAAGTAGGTCTACTGCGATCTAGGATGTTAAAGTAAATATCACCACCCAACCCTGTGTAGAAGGCCATACTAGATGTAGTAGTTACTGCAGTAAAGTCAGCGCCTACTTCACCCATTGAATAGTAGTAACGAGGAAGAGTGAGTTCCATGTTATACTGATATCCTAAGTAGATATAGTTATTGGATACATCTCCAGGTAGAATAAAATAACTACCACCACCATCTACTTGAGCATCTACGAGCCCAGTATAACCAGATTCAATCCCAGAGCTGCCAGTCTTTTGTATGCCTACTACAAAAGTGATATCCTCTGTAGTATCAAAGTAAGTGGGTATGTAAATTTTTGTCTCGTTAGAAACAGAGTCGTATAGAGGTGCAGTAGGGGGTGTTGGGTTTATAATAGATGGATCTGTTACTTCACACCAGAAATCAAGGTGAGGATCTACAGCATTCCCTAGGCCATTAACAAGACCACCAGTAGTAGGTGATAGTACTAGGTTATGTTGACTGATAATGTATCCAACAGTATCACTACTAAGTACATATAGAATATCATTTTGGATATCTGTATGGATAACATTAGCAGGAAGTAACCATTTAAACCAAGAAGATAATACTCGTTCATCTCCCTGCTCAAAAAATCTAAATAGGTAGGCATACCTGGAGGTGTTATCAGAAGCAATCCAAAGACCATTCTGAGCACTACCTGCTGTATGGTTAATAGTCTTCGGAATCCATTCAGGTACAAGCTTACTGGATTCATTTACCGAGGGCCTTTCCCGTTGCCCTCGTGTGAAGATTTCAAATGCTCGTGTCCAACTTTGGTTTTTACTTGCATAAAGTACAGTAGATCCTAAGTCAATTGGCTTTAGGTACCTATCGCACTCATAGTTAGAAATAGTTCTAATTGTTACATCAGTAGCAGTCCATGGACCATTTTCGGACTCCATAAGGAACTGCTGACTATCACTAAATAGAAGCAAACCTTGAGTGATGGGAGTGACTGATCGAAGAGTTGCTGGTTTAATACTAGCACAACTTAAATCAATGGGATCAGCAATACCTAAAGTTGTAGCAGATTTATGATAAAAATTATAGTAGTCCCCAGCTTGGGACATAGATACGTTATCCTCTGTCAGGAATCCAAACCTATTTTGAAATAGGAATATATCTTGGATAGTATTGTTAACAAATGTTGGGTGACTGTTAGAATCATCATCACCAACTAACCGTGGCTCCCATTGAAGAGCTAAGGTGTTAACAGTTACAGAACCATCTAAGAATGTAGCAGTAAAGGTAAGGGGCGATACTGTATCACGAATCAAAACAATAGGCATTGTCTGTTCGTCAATACCAGTGCTAACAGAAGGGGAGATTGTTTCTTGCCAGTAACCCTTACCGCTAGTCCCATTCTCTGCAACAAATTTCAAGTAGAAATCATCTTTGTCTGCATTAGTATTTGTTATCTTGACGATCTGATCATGCTTGCCTTGTTCGGGGAGACGGGAGAATGTCTCTACAGCATCTTGGAAAAAACGAAGAGCCTTACCATCAACACCAGCCGCAACATCAATCGTAGTAGAAGTACTAAATGTCAGGTAAATGGTGTTATCAATAACTTCCTTTGTCGCATATCCAGCGGTAATAGCTGCACTAATACCTTGGGTAACATCAGCAAGCTTAATTGGTGTGATGGCAGCACCAGGACTGGATTGCGCAGGCACAGGTCCAGAGGTGTATGAGTATGTAGTACCACCAATAGTTACGCTATAAGTTGTATCGTACTCAACCAAATTAACAACAATAGTTGCTTGTAAGTTTGGTGTAAAGGAAGGTGCCGCTTTAGCAGCTACAACCTTTTCACTATTAACGATATAGGTGAAGTCGTTGACAGTAAGTGTCTTAATGTTACGAGAATCAACAGCAGTTAGATAAGAATTGATAGCTGTTTGTTTACCAACCGGGTAGTTAACAGTGGCTTCATTACCTGTCAGTAGATCCCAAATCCTAGGGACTCCACTAGCTGAGACAGTAGCTATGTACTTCTCATCGTTATCCCTGAACATACTGAACCACGCTTGATTATCAGCAGTGGATGCTGTGAGTCCATTCAATAGTGAAGTGAACTTAGCCCCAGGACGTTTAATCATCCCTAGTGTAACATCAGGGTAGCAATTCAAAGCCTCCTTTACTTGACCTAAAGCCATCTTTTCGTCGGCTTGTTGTGATACACCACCAGTGTAAAAAGGGATGCGTTGAGATACTGCTGTCATCGTGAAAGAGCCCTAAATGGTTGATAGCTGTTGTAGAATCCACCACCTTTTTTGAATCCAAACATAGTGTAATCACCTTCGTTGCATTCGTACTCAAGGCAGTTAGCCCTACGCCAGATCTCAAAAGATGCTAAGGATTGAGTTAGATTTACATCTGCTACAAGTCGAATAGCACATCGTGTAGCAGCTCGTGCTGTGATGTAGTCGCGGAATACTTGTGGAAGATCTTGAAAATCTTGATACCACAATACATCAACTGAATATGTTTTAGTGGTATCCCACACATCTGTATGGCCAACCTTGTCATATAAACGACCATTACGAATAACGGTATCGTAATTGGTATTATCTATCGTATCACTTAGGTCAATCTGCAACATACCATTAGTAATAGCAAGATGGCCATTAGTGTCTGGTACCATGGGGTACTCAAACTCTCGGTTGAATGTCCAACCTTCAGCTTGTACCTCCCTTGAGACTTGCAGAAGTGTCTCGTATGCAATTGCAACTTCCGGGTTGATTACAGCCTCGACAGTTGTTCCATCCTCATAAGTGATGGTCTGAGCCTCAATGGTGGTTACAGGCGCCTGACCAATACACGATAAAATTTCATTAACAGCTTGCAGTGTAGCTTGAGCGTTATTGGTGAACGGCATAACAATAGTGTTATTAAAGGAATAAAAAAAGGGAGCCCCTAAGGACTCCCCATATAGTTAGAAATCAAGCACGGCTACGGGCAGGAGCATCACACTCCACACCAGCATAAGCAAAACGCAGGTTCTTGGTTTCAGAATAAACAGTAGATGCAGACACAGCAGAACCAAAGCCCTGACGAGTCTTAGCTACGGAGTTACGCAGAGCAGTGTTACCACCAGACACACCAGTAGTAGCACCACTCACACCGCCATTACCAGCGGCAACAGAAAGGTTAGCCATAATTAGATAACTCCTTTATCAGAGGTTCTGCAGCTCAATAGCAGCAGCAGGATTCAGAGTACCACAACCCATGGCCAGACGACCCACGATCAGGTCACCTTGATACATCACCGACACATCACCAGAGGTGGTCTGCACGGAGGGAGCCATAGCTTCCACAACACCAGCAGCATCCTTATAGTAGATAAGGCCACAGTGGTTGGTGAAGTTACCGGAGTAATCGTTATTCTCACCATTCACAGAAGCAACAGAACCAGCCAGGAAGGGCAGGTTGTTGGAACGCTTGATGGAGATACCAGCGATCTCATAAAGACCTTCACCAGAAGTCAGGTTACCTTGGCTGTTACCAAAGTCACGGTTCAGGATGTTAGAATCAACCTGAGAGATCAGAGCATAGTACTGACGCGGGGACAGTACAGCGGTACGACCTTGCTTAGGCAAGTTCTTCTCATCGAGAATAGAAGCAGCCTCAAAGAAGGCATCCACCAATGCTTGAGCATTATACTCATTACCAGCACCGATGTTGATCACACTACCGCCGGGCTCAGGACCAGGAGCAGCAGTGATGGGGTGAGCTTCACGAGCAGCCT